CTAATGATACTGTTTTTGTTTTTTTCTTCATAGTTAATTTGTTTCTGCAAATGTATAAATATATTTTTATATGGCAATACATACGGACTGTTAATTTTTGTTAAATTTTTATATTAGTGTTAAAAGTGTTATATTTGCATACGTGAACATAATAGAGCAAATAGCCCGTGATGGAAGGTATTACAGTATTTGTAAGGGCTTAGCTAAACGTCACCACCTAGCAGATGATCTTTTACAAGAATTTCATTTAGCTATATGTGAGATAGGAAACGATGAATTAACAATAATCAGAGATAAAGGATATTTGGAAGTTTACTGTGTGGGGATAATTAACAACATTTGGAATAAATACAATTCAAAGATCACTATAAAAAAGAACGCCAACGGGTCAACTTCGCCATTTTTTGAATATTCAAAGTACTCAGTAGAAAATCCTATTTATGTTAGTACTGGTTCTTATGATATTAAAATTGACTACGAATATAAGAAAGCAAAGGATATAATCGAACAGGACACGGTAAGTAAAGATAAAGACATTATGTATAAAGCCCGTACTTTTGCCTATGCTTTGAGTTATAAATTAGATGTAAATAACGGTAAGATAGAAGAGGGTGGAGTATTTAAAAACGCTAGGGATTTAGCTTTAAAGATGGGCGGAGAATACCACACGGTTTACAAGGCAGTAAAGAATTATCAAAAACGATTAAAAGAACTTTTAAAGAAAAAAAATGACTGAATTACTAATATCTATTTTTGCGGTTTGGTTTGCTGAATTAAGCATGATCACACAGAATTTATCTGACTGGTTAATGATTAAATCAATACTTTATAAAGAGTATGATGGTTCTAACTCAAAGATAGTATTTAACAAATATCCTCAAGGCTTCAGATTACCAATCAGATTAAAACCATTTGATTGCTCAAAGTGTTTAGGTTTTTGGATTGGTTTAATTTCGTCATATTTAACTTATGAATCTATTTTATTAGCTGTTTTAATAGGTGGTGTTTGCTCGTTTGGAGCTATGACATTAAGTAAATTATATAGAAGATTATGACTGAGAAACTAAAACCATATTACGAAATATTAGTAAAGCACACTCCTTTTTTTGAGAAATGGCAAAAGGAAAGATACATAAGCCGTGAAGACGATGGTATTGTAGCTGCTATTTGGGAGGCATATAAGAACATAGAGCCAAACGCTAAAGACCCTTTTGGATGTCCTGGATGTGTTAGAGATATGCTTTTTTATGCTAACATAAACCGAGTTACTTATATGGAGAAATTCAAAGAACCAACGAAGATGACCTTCCCAAAACACAAAAAGAAATGAAGATATTACTTGTAGATAACTTTCAGATAGAAAACGAAGAGCCTAAGTTCTCAGGTGTTACTTATTACCGTATGATTAAACCTCATACTGTTTTAAGACGATTAAACACAGAGGTTGAATTTAGCCTAATAAACGGCATTACAGAGGGGGTAAGTGATGAAATGATAAAAGAGTATGACTTTATCCTTTTCTCTCGTTCTATAGGAAATTATGAAGATATTGACGGAATAGTTGAAAGACTCAATAAAATAGGCATTCCTTTTGGATTAGACTTGGATGACCATTGGCAGTTATCAAAAGATCACATTTTAAATGATTACTACAAAGAGAATAAGATAAGCGAAGCTATTTTTAAATCTGTTCAAGCTGCTCATTTTGTTATATGCACAACTCCGATTCTTGCCGGACATATCAAAGAAGTAAATAAGAATGTACACGTAATTGAGAACGGGATTGACACCCAAGACCCTAGCTGGTTTCCTAACAAGAAACAATCAAACAGATTAAGGTTTGGCTTTACTCAGGGAACTACTCACTTTACAGATTTAATCAAAATTGCTGAAAGTATTAGAAAATCATTTAAAGACCCTAAGTTTTACAATAATGCTCAAATAGTTTTATGTGGATTTGATGGTAAACCTAATGAGCCGAGTATGTACATAGGGTATGAAAGACTGATAACTGAGGATTTAAAACTTATTTTAGACAGAACTTATGCGAATCAATTAAAGTTACTTTATGAGGTGGAAGCAGATCAGCCTTACAAAAGGATATGGTCTAAACCTGTGTTTGAGTTTGGTCAGGTTTATAATGATATTGATATATCAGTAGCTCCTTTGGAAAAGAATATGTTTAACAGTTGCAAATCAGAATTAAAGATGATTGAAGCTGGTTTTATGGGGTGTGGTGTTATGGTGTCTAAAGTAGAGCCTTATACTTTATTGATGACAAAAGAAAATAGTTTTGATTTAAACGAAAATAGTTTTTATCTTTGGCAAAGGATGATATTAAACAATCCTAACTTACTAAAGGATAAGGCTAGCAAGTTGGCTGAAGATGTTAAGAAATATGACCTTAATCTATTGACAAACAAACGTTTAGAATTTTATAAAGAGATATGCAAATAGGTATTTTATGCTCTGAAGACCATGCTAACTTTGCTTACAATCTATCTAAGTGTATAGATTCAATAGCTTATAAGTTATCACCTCATCCTTTTGGATATGCTGAACAGCTGCCTCTAATTAAGATAGAGGACATAAGAGATGCCTATAAAGATTGTGATGTTGTATTAATGGTTCACTCTGATTGGGAACTTTTGCAGAATTTAGATAATCAACTTGTTATTAATTATGCTACTGGAACGAAATTCAGACAAGATCACCAAAGGATAAACTCAAAGTTCAATGCACCATTTAGTTTAATTGCTTTGCCGGAATTTCAATACACATCTAACAGTCCTAAGTATTTGGTGGGTGCTGTTGATATTAATCTGCCACCTAAGAAACTAGGCGATAAATTGGTTATAGGTCATTTCCCAAGTAACCCAAGCGTAAAGGGAACTATGGACATTCTGAGAATAGTTGAAGACTTGAGACGATGGAATGACTTTGATTTTGTTTACTCTACTGATAGGGTAGGTCATGAGTATAACTTGAATAGGATAAATTCGTGTGATATTTACATTGAATTGCTAGCAAGCGAGCAAGGTGGTAAGCCTTATGGTTCATTTGGGGTAAGTGCTTTAGAAGCTGCCGCATTAGGTAAGATAGTAATTACTCAGGCAATTAATGACGGTGGATTGTATAATGATACTTATGGAGTGAATATGTTAAACCTAGTAAAGAACGAGGAAGGACTAAGAAAGACATTAATTGGAATGCTGAACTATAAAGGTGATTATATTCTAGGACAGCAGGCATTAACTAAGGATTGGGTAAGACAACACCACTCATACGAAGCAACAGGAAAGAAACTAAAAGAATATCTAAATGGACTATAAAGATAAGTTAATAAAGTGGAATGGTACTGCAAAGTATTTAAGCGAGGTTAAATTTCTAAAAGGTCTCGTAGAGCATAGAGAGTATACATCATTGGATTATGGTTGTGGTACTGGTTATTGTGCTGCTTTATTAGGAGCAGATGGTTATGATGTTAATGATTATAATGAGTATTTAGCAGAAGATAATTATTTTAATACATTACCGGAAGATCATTATGATTATATTTATTTAATGCACTCTTTTTCACATTTGCCTAATCCTAAAGACATTTTAAGAATATTGAGGTCTAAATATCCCGGTGCAATCATAACAGTTATAACACCCAATAAAGATTGGTTAGACGAAGGATATAACAATGACCCTACAGTTGTAAGACATTACACAATGAATGAACTAAAGACTATTTTTGAGGACTGTGGCTATGAAGTTAACTTGATCGGTCAGTTCGGTGAATTAAAAAACAATATAAACGAAAGAATATTTCTACAAACCAAATGAAAAAAGTAAGCGTTTTACTACTTTGTATTGACAGATACAATGAATGCAGAGAATACATGGATGATGCTTTTAAGCACGCAGGTTATCCATTTGAACTATGCATATCAGATAATGGAAGCACAGACCCACGTATCTTTGAATGGTGCGAATCTAAGAACCCTAAAGTATATTTTAAGAACGGGTACAATTACGGCACAGCCCAAAGTCTCAATAGGATGATTGAAGCAAACCCTTCAGATTATTACTGTTTTATAGGAAATGACATCAAACTACCCCACAACTGGTTAAAGTCATTTGTTGAGTATTCTGAAGCTATCCCAGATCATGGTGTTATCGGAATAGACTGGAGACATTTACAATACCCAAACAAAGAAATGCTAACGCATGACGGAAGTGTTAAAATGGTATGGGAAACCACCAACGTGTTCGGTGATATGTTTGTAAGTCAAGACCTTAGAAATAAGATAGGGAAATTCTGTGAGGATTACGGGGTTTACGGTTTATGGGATTCAGATTATAGTTTAAGAGCAACAGCAGCTGGAAGACAAAACTTCTACTTACCTAATTTAAGAAGTGACCACTTCGGCAATGACGTAGGGGAGAACTCAGCCTATAGAAAAATGAAAGACGAAAGCCTAGCAAAGGCAAGACCAATATTTGAAAAGAATTACGAAAGGTATAAACAAGGCGATTATTATCTATGATCTATTTTATTGTATTTTGTATAGGTTTTGCTTGCGGAATAGTATTAATAGTGTTATCTTCGCTGATATATTCAATGCCAAGAGAAAACTTAAAAGAAAAGTGTATATATAAATATGGAGCTAATAGTATACAAGGAAAGACTAATAGGACTATACTTCGAGGTTATTTACAATCTGAACTGAATAAGAAACTAAGCACACAAAAAGAATGAACGATTACGAATACCAATACTTTTGGAAATAATGGCAGGTCACCCAAGAAATATAAACTCACCAGATCAACTCTGGGAACTATTTGAAGACTATCAAAAACAATTGGAAGTTATATCAGTTCCACAGTCTCATGTTAAACTAGGTGTAGTATATTTAGAGGTTCAAGAACCTATGACAATGGAAGGATTTAAAGACTATTGCTTTGATAAAGTAGGGTGCATAAAAAGATACATTGATGGTAGTTTGGAAGTAGATAAGGATCAATACGTTACAATCGTTACACGTATAAAAAACAGGATATTTAAGCATAATTTATCAAGGGCAGCAGTAGGATTGTATAAAGAGAACCTGATAGCTAAACAGCTAGGAATGGCTGATAAGTCAGAAGTAAAACAAGACACCACTCATTCAGGCAAGATAGAGATCATCGTAAAAGATACTGGGGTGCCATTGGCAAATAGTGAGAAAGACATAAATCTTGATGTTTGAAACATCCGTTCTATATAAAGAAACAAATAAGGCAACAGAAGACATAATAGTTCATCAAGGTGGTTCATCTTCTGGCAAGACCTATTCTATACTTCAAGTACTATTCACTAAATTAATTCAAGAACCTAACCTAGTTATCACAGTCGTAGGTGAATCAATCCCCAATTTAAAAGCTGGTGCTTTAAGGGATGCTTTGGACATTTACAATAACTCTGAGATACTCAAATCTTTTATAGCAGATTACAACCGAACAGATCGTATTTTCACAACTAACCAAAACTCTGTAATGGAATTCAAGAGCTACGAAACAGCTCAAGGTGCAAAGTCAGGTAAAAGGGATTATCTATTTGTTAATGAGGCTCAGGGGATTTCGTTTGAGATATTCAACGAATTGCACATAAGAACCAAAAGACAAACGTTTATAGACTATAATCCTAATGCTGAGTTTTGGGTACATGAAAACCTAATAGGACAGCCGGAAGTTAAACTATTTATATCAGACCATAGGCATAATCCCTATGTCCCTCAGAAGATCAGAGATAAGATAGAGGCATTAAGATTTAAGGACTTGGAACTGTTCAAGGTTTATGCTAGGGGAATTACTGGAAAGATTGAAGGATTAGTATTTAGGAACTTCGATGTAGTCAATGAAATACCTTTAGGGGCTGAGTTGATCGGTTGTGGCATGGACTTTGGTTTTACAAATGACCCTACTACATTTTTAAAGGTATTCCGTTTTAATGGTGAGATATACATTGATGAGCTGATTTATGAAACGGGGTTGACAAATTCAGATATTGCCAAGCGATTAAGGTCTTTAGGTATTGACAATCAAATGAATATAGTTGCTGATTCAGCAGAACCCAAAAGTATAGAGGACTTATCCCGGATGGGGTTTAGAATAGAGGGTGCAAGTAAAGGAGCTGATTCAGTAAGGAACTCTATTGATACTTTAAAACAGTTCAAAATAAACATTACAAGAAACAGCGTTAATACGATCAAGGAATTCAGGTCTTACAAATGGGTAGAGGGGAAGCCTAATGTTCCTATAGATGCTTTTAATCACTCTATTGATGCAATCAGATACGTAGCATTAAACTTTATCAATAAAGGTAACGGTCAATACTCTTTTTACTAAAAAACTTGGTTTAAAAGTGTATATAATGGTGTGAAGTTACCAGTTAGCTATAGTGATATCTCTGTTAAAGAATATCAAGACCTTTCAAAGATACTAAAAGACAAGATGACCTCAGACGATTGGATCGAGGTATTGGCTAAAGTATCAGGTTTGACGGTTTCAGAGATTGAGACTATCCCCCTAAAGAAGCTAAGACATTACTTTGTTCTTATTTCATTCTTAGGCAAAACCCCAAGTGTTAAAACAAAGAAGTACCTAAAGGTAGGTAAGTATTGGTTAAAGAAAGAAACCGATGCAGAGAACATTTGTACAGCTCAATACGCTTCAATTAAGGAATTTTGTAAGGATGGTCAGGCGATAAATAACCTGAATCATATAGCAGCTTGCTCATACCGTGTATTTAAGTTAAGGCATAAGTACATGGAGTCGGGTGTACAAAAAAGCAAGTGGTTTTCATTTGTTTATGATCCTAACTATCACAAGGAAATAAGCACGAAGATATTAGATAAAAACATTAATCAGATATACGGGACTGTTTTTTTTTGCTCCAAAGTATTGAAGTTCTTGATGGAAAATACAGAGGACTATTTAAAAGCACAGGAGGTAATCAAACAGAGAGAGCAGGAAATACTGGATATGATCCGAGAGGGGACTTTCTCAACTTCTGGGGATGGTATGCAGTCGTAGATGATATAACAGGCGGTGACCCATTTAAAGAGGATGAGGTTTGGAGTTGGGGAGTTGTTAGGTTCTTAAATAGGTTAAGTTACATGAAGGATAAGAACGAGGTAATAGCAGAAGAAATAAGGCAAAGGAATGGCATTAAACGATGAAATAAAGCAAGTAACTGACAATTGGGCTGTAAAGTTATCTACTGACCTATTAGACAGTTTAAACAAGGCTTTAAAAGAAGGTGGTTCTACTAATCCTCAAACATCTGCTTTACAGTTTAATCCTGTTATCACTACGACAAACGATGGCGTAAAGGTTCAGATTGTTTCTAATTATGATTATTGGTATTGGGTGGAATACGGACGAAAGAAAGGTAAACAGCCACCTAGTGAGGCGTTTGGTAAGAAATGGCAGAATAAACTTAACATAAATGCTAATAAGGTAATTGCTGAGATAAACCTAAAAAGAAACGGACTAAGCAAGAAACCAAAGAAGTTAAACTACGATAAGAGTGTTAAGACATTGGCGTTTTTAATTGCTCGCTCGATAGGAAAGAAAGGATATAAAGCAAGACCATTCATTGACAGAGTAATAAATGACGGACGAGTTAATGACTTAGCTGAACAGCTTGCAAGTGTAATTGGTAAGAATTTAGTAATAGAATTAGACATAAATGGCAGTAACTAACCATCAGGATCCGGCAGCATATACTCCGTGTTTTGCTCCACAGATATTCACAGCAACTTCCACACAGACTGGAGCTGCTAACTTTACTTATACGGTTGTTTGTACCGATCTGCTAACAAGTTCATCATTGACTTATTCGATTAAGAAAAGACCAGATAATAAGTTGGCTTTTGATGCTATGAACTTTAGCACTCAGTATATTGAACATTACGTCCCTAATAACTCTTATGGGTGGCAGGTTTGTACCGATGCAGTAAGAAAGATAAGAGTAAATATAGGCGAGACTTATGGCGGAAGTCCTGCGTATGCTTCGGGAACTAATCAGGATTATTATGTATGGAATGCAGCAAGTAAGTGGTTAGATTTTGTGAATTTCAATTACACGGACTTTGTATATGAAGACGTATTAATGAGTACTAATCACGTTCAGTTAAGTCCATTTACAACAGCCAAGACTTATTCAGGTAAGAGTTTATTTTTATACACTTTAGGCGGGACAACTCCGATAGGGGGGATAGATATTTTAACTTATGACGCTGCTGGTAATCTTTTAGGTACTTCGAGTATATCCAATACTTATGCATCTACTTTAAACTATTACGAAAAGTACGTTTGTATAGATGTGGGGTATAAAGGTTTATCCAATATCGCTTCAGGTTTGGTTTCAGGGACTTATCCGATTATTACTAATCAGGTTGCTAGTTATGTAGTTAAAGACGGTAATACATTAGACCCAACGGTTTACAAGACGGTAACAGTAGAAACCGAATGCAAGTATGACGTTTATACTTTACACTATTTGAATAAAGACGGTGGTTTTGATACCATTCATTTTAGCAAAGTAAGTGAAATTAACGTTCAGGCTGATAAGACATTTTACAGAAAGAACCCTTATGTAATGACTTCTAATACTTGGGCTTATGATACATTCACACAGCAGGAAATCGCCTTAACTAGCACCACTCAAACACGTTTAAAGCTAAATAGTGACTGGATGAGTGAGACTGAGATGGATTACCACAGATATCTGATTAGTTCTCCTAGAGTTTATTTAGATGCCACGAGCGGATTAATCCCTGTAAAGGTAAATACTAATAATTGGTTCGTGAATAAGAAGTTCAATAACAAGGTTTATTCTATTACCATTGATGTTGAATATAACCACATAGACACTTATCAGAATGGCTAATACTAGGTTAAGATTAGGAACTGATGACAATATAGGGGTGTTTGAGAATATCCCTGCCAGTATTACTTATCAGATTGGTGATGTACGAAAGCCTGAAGATAGGAAAGGTACACGATCATTAACTGTAACAATCCCGGCAAGTCAGGAAGCTAATATACTATTTGAGAACATCTTTCAAATCAATGTATCTTTAAATACGTTCAATCCTAATCTAAAGACTGAGGCGGTCTACTATGTAGATGAGCTTATTAACTTTGAAGGTTACGCTCAGATGTTAAAGATTAACGTTGATGAAAAGACTGAAAGAAAGTCTTATGAGTTACTTCTAAATGGCGGGTTAAATTCTTTATTCACAGATATTCAAGGCAGATACTTAACAGATTTATATTCTTATGTAGGTGGTAACTTTTTAAGTTTTAATACTTACAATCATACGTTAAGTTACACTACCGGAGCTAATAACACAGTTTATAATTCATGGTCTAACTTAGGTGATTCTTATGTTTATCCTTTGATTGATTGGGGTGTAAATAACTCTAACCTAACCAATGTAAATGTAAGCCATTTAAAGCCTTGTTTGTTTGTTTGGGGATATTGGAACAGGATATTTGAGCAGGCGGGTTATACCTACGAGAGTTCATTTATAGATTCAACTTTCTTTAAAAGGTTGATCATTCCTCCTACTAAGTTTGCTCAGTTATCAAGTGCAACGATTAACGCAAATAAGTTCTTAGCTGAAGCTGATGGAAGTCAGGTATTTTCTAAGAGCATGAGTTACGCATCAAGTACGGTGTCATTCTCTGAAACTACTTTTACAACTGTAGGATATCAGAATGAGACATACGACACAGGAAACAAGTATAATAGCGGTACGTTTACATTCACTCCTACTGTAACAAATAAGTATAACACATTAGGTTCGTTGACTTTAAACCTAGTTCTTAAAAAGGGTGCTTTGGATGTTTCTGGGAATCTCAACGGGCAAACGGGAACTATAACCGTGGGTATATTTCAAGGTTCATCTATCATAGGTCAGTATGATTTCAATGTAGCTAGTATGAGCTTTGGCGGATCAAGTTCAAATGCTGCTTCGATCACTTTAAACAACGTAACCCTAACAGCCTCGCAGAACTACACAGTAAAAATAAGATTTACTAATTTATTGTTAGTTGTTGCTACAGGGGCTGGAACTTATACTTTGGAAGCTACAGTATCAAGTGGGTCATTTAGTTCAGAGTTTGCAAGTAATAACGTTTATGAGGGTGCAAGTGTTGACATGATAGACATAATCCCTGAGAATGTGCTTCAGAGTGATTTTATTAAGTCAATCTTTAGGATGTTTAATCTATATGCAACTATAGACAAGACCAATCCTAAAAAATACATAATTGAACCAAGAAATGACTTTTACTATCCTTATACCTCAGCTAAAGACTGGACATATAAACACGATCAGAACAGTAAAACAGATATTATAATTCTTGGGGAGTTAAACAATATCAAATATACTTACACTTATAAGTCAGATAGTGACTTCTTAAATAAGTTACACTTTGATACTTATCAAGAGGTTTACGGCGAACATGAGGAAGTTTTAACAAATGATTTTATAAAGGGTGAGAATAAAACAGACGTTATATTTAGTGCAACTCCTTACATGAACAATCCTTTCTTTGGTTTGGTTTGTCCGGCTATTATCAAGAAAGAGAACAATGTTATCCAGCCACACAAAGGCAATATACGAATACTTTATTGGAGTGGGACTATTAATTTACCAAATACTCAATGGACTTTATACGGAAATGCAGGTTCACAGACTTTTACAACGTTTCCACACGCGGGACATACTAACGATCCTTACAATCCTACAGTTGATTTAAACTGGGGGTTACCTACTAAAGTTTATTACACTTATCCTAACCAACAATGGACAACTAATAACTTATTTAACAAGTATTACTCTAAATACATTGAACAGATAAGCGATAAGAACTCAAAGATAGTAGTTACTGATTTTTATTTGACTCCTACTGACATTCAGCAGTTTGATTTCAGATATCCGATATTCTTTAAAGATGCTTACTATTTAGTAAACAAGATCATTGATTACAATCCTTTGGTTAAGAAAGTAACAAGGGTTGAGTTAATTAAACTAGCTGATAAGGATGACTTTGTAGAGGGTACTTATGAATTTAGTGGTGGATTAGGTGGTGTTGAGAATGCAAGCCATGAAAGGAATGCACAACAAAGTTTAGTTTTAGGTGAGAGTGTGAATTATGGTGAGAACAGCTTTATAGTTGGCGGTTCAGGTAACTTCATAGCACAGGGGGCTGATAGTGTAACATTGTTTAATTCTACAGGAGCGGTAACTGGTACAGCTACAAATTTCTTTGGTGTTGGTTTAGGTTCAACAAGTGAGATAACAGACAACTCGATAAATCTATACGATTCATTAAAGATATACGGGGGTGCTGATAGCGGAGCAAGTTTAAAGTTAAGGTCTAAGTTATTAACTGCCAATGAAACAATAGATGGTACTTATACTTTGTATTACGTTGATTTAAGCGGTGGTAATGTAACGGCTACATTCGATGTATTAGCTACTAAGGATATTGAAATAACATTTATAATGATTGATTTAAACGCAGGTGCTAATCAATTTATAATTGATGAAAACACGGGTGTTGGTTCTATTAATGGAGTGGCTTGTCCATACTCAACGCCTAGTATTCAATTTGATATTTATAAAGTTTGGAGTGATGGAACATTATTATACGGTCAAGGGATATGAGGTCAATAATTAAAAAACTAGGAACATTAATAGGTGCAAGAAGAACGCTTAACTTCATTGAAGGGTCAAACGTTACAATGACCATTGCAGATAATCCAACAGAGAACAGGGTTGATATAACTATTGCTTCTGCTGGTGGTAGTGGTTCTCCTGGCGGTTCTAATACACAAGTTCAATTCAATGACGGTGGCTCGTTTGGTGGTGATGCTGATATGACATACAATAAAACTACAAATGTTTTAAGTGTGCCAAATGTAACCACTCAGATCATAAAAGCTAATAGCTCGGCTGGTGGTGCTTTGCAAGGTAGTAGCGGAAGTGACTGTATGGAGTTTGGAGCTGGTGGCGGTCAGAATGTTACTTTTTTAGACGGTGTAAAGTTAGACGCTAGCACAGCATCAAGGATATTAAGCACGGATGCAAGCAAGAATATAACTGCTTTAGATACTACAACCTACCCAGACTTAACAGAATTAAGTTATGTAAAGGGTGTAACAAGTTCAATTCAAACACAATTAAATTCATTAGGCGGATTAAGCCAACAACAAGTAGAAGGATTAATATGATAATTTTAAGCGAAACAACTGACAACCTTCAGGTAGTTCTTGGGGGTTCTGTAACAACAAATCAACTCCAATGCTTTTCAAGTTGGAGAGATAGAACAAGCACAACGTTTGTGGCTGGTAGGACTGTAACAAATACCAACAACACAACGGACGTTAATATAGTGCCAGCTCCGGGGGCAAGTACTCAAAGGGTTGTTGATTTTATTTCTATATACAATAACGATACTGTTAACCAAACGGTAACCATTAAACTTGATGCTAATGGGACTGAGTATATATTATTTAAAGTTGCCTTGGCTACTACTGAAAGGTTAGAATATGCAGAGGGCAGAGGTTGGCAAGTTTTCGCCTCAACTGGAGCAGTCAAACAATCTATTAATCAAGGGGCAAACGCATCGACAAGCGGACTAACTGCTGTTGTTTTGGGTAGTGATGTAACTAATAACAATGCTGTTGCTAACACAATTCAAAACGTTACCGGGTTGTCGTTTAGTGTTACTGCTGCTAAAATGTATTACTTTAAGTTTGTGATATACTATACAGCAGCAGCAACAACAACAGGTTCAAGATGGGGCGTGAGTTGCACGGCTGGTACTGCCGCCAATTTATCTATGACATCTGAATATAGCTTGACCACTACAACAACAACAAGGAACGCACTAATTCAAGCGTTTGATTCTCCAGCAGCAAGTAATGCTACGAGTGCCACAACCGGAAACAACATGGCTGTAATGGAGGGTTATTTTATGCCAACGGCAAACGGAACATTTATAGCTAGGTTTGCCTCTGAGGTTGCTGGCTCTGCTATTGTAGCTAAGGCTGGTAGTGTGTGCTATTATCAACAGCTTAACTAATTTATAATATGGTAGAGAATAAAGTTGTAATAACAACAGAAGTTAAAACTGGCAACGCAGTTAACTCACTAAAAGAATTAAAAAGAGAACTAAAGGAAGCTCAAGCGGCTGCCTTGAATGGTGACGGCAAGGCTGCTAAAAGAGTAGCTGAACTAAAAGATCGGATGGATGACCTTACCGATGCTACAAAAACATTTCAAGGTTCAGGAGTTGAGAGAGCTACGTCTTCGCTAAATTTATTAGGTGACGGCTTCAGAAACTTAGACCTAGACAAAGTAAAAACAGGTTTCAAAGGTTTGGGAGCTGCTATGTCTGCCGTTCCTATATTCTTGTTAGTCGAAGGAATAATTTACTTAATTCAAAACTTTGAAGAGTTAAGTCAAGGAAATGGATTATTAGCTAAGTCATTGAGGTTTGTTGGTGATATTATAGACGGGATAGTTGATAGTGTTTATGCTTTGACCGATGCAATAGGCTTAACAAATAGTGCTTTAGATGAACAAGGCGAAGCTATTAAAGAAAGTGCAGAAACTACTAAAACTGCAATGGATTCTCAGGTTGCTGCATTTGATAGACAAATTAAAGCTGCTCAGGCTGCTGGCAAAAGTACTGTAGAATTAGAGAAAGCCAAACAGCAAGCTATTATAGATACTAACCTACAAATTGTTAAGCAGATTGAAGCATTTGTAAGAGCAGGAGGTGAATTAGACGAAGAAAAGAAAAGAATCTTAACAGCTAGTTTAGAAGCCATTAAAACGGCTGCAAATGAACAAAAGGTAATAGATATCAAACAGCAACAAGATACTATTAAAGCCTCAGAAGAAGCCTATAAAAGAAAACAGGAATTAAAGCAAAAGGAATTAGAAGATAGTAAGAAGTTAGCGGATGACTTGTTCGCTCAATTATCACAACAACAAGATATCGAGGATTCACAAGCTAAATTCAGAGCAGAAGAAAAAAGAAAGGCTTTAGAGGAAGAAATCAAACAAGCCGAGTACGCTGAGAAGGTTAAATCTGAATACGCTAAACAAGCCGCTTTAGAGAATGAGAAAATAAACGCTGAAGTTAACGAAAGAATAAAAGCATCTAACCAAGCTGTTGATGATGCAAAGGTAAGAGGATTGGAAGCAGGCAAGGCATTAAGTGAGGCTTTCTTTGCGTTCCAACTAAATAGAGCAAACGGCAACGCTGCCAGAGAAATGGAAATAAGAAAAAGAATGTTCCAAGTAGATAAAGCGTTTAATGTTGCCAGAGCTACTCAGGACGGTATCAGATCGGTACAGGCTGCCTTAACTATTCCACCTCCGGGAGGTCAAATCTTGGCAGGTGTTAATGCTGCTTTGGCTGCTGGTAATATTGCTAAAATCTTAGCTACTAAGTTCGATGGTGGTAACATTCAGGGAGGAGCTGACAACTTAAATGCTACAGTACCAACAAGCCAAACTAATATACCTACAGTTCAGAATACGTCTGCACCAAATATAAACCCTCAAACCACGACATTTGACGAACAGGGTAGAGTTAATAACAGGGTTTATGTAGTAGAATCTGACATAACCAAAACACAGGAGAGGGTCGCTAGAATAGATGAGCGAAGCACTATTTAATTAACATTTTAACAAAAATAATATATAAAGCTATGGAATTATACGAGTTATACATTGACGAGAATCTAAACGATAAAAGTGGAGTGGATGATATAAGCACAGTTGATAGTCCTGCAATTGGTGACGGTTATTTTGCTTTTAATTCTCAAAAGAACTTAAAAAGATTGAAACTAACATTTGGCAATCAAAAGGGGGACTTTCAACCTGTAGAGGGTGATAAACAGATTTTAATGGGAGCTTTGATGATCCCTAACCTTGAAATCTACAGAGTAAACGAAGAAGGTAAAGAATACAACGTTTCATTCCCGCCCTCAGAGATAGCTAAGATTCAGAGAAAGTTCAAGATGTTAGGCTATAACACTAACATTAATGAAATGCACGACCCTAATAATAGAATAGATAATTCTGTGATGTTTCAGGATTATATCGTTGATAGAGCTATGGGTTTAATGCCACCAAAAGGAAAAGAATATTTACCGGACGGGACTTGGATCGGATTTGTTTACATAGGTGATAAAGAGGTGTGGAATGAATTTATTAAGACAGGTATTTACCGAGGTTTTAGCGTTGGAGGGTTCTTCTATGACAGACCCGTTCTAACTGATGCACACGTTGACAAATTAGTTAACATTTTAAAGTAAAATATATATAATAGTAAATAATTTAAACATGAACCCAATAAAAGACTTATTCAAAAAGGCTATTAATATGCTTCCTGCTGATGAGCAAAAGGAACTATATGCTCAGTTAGAGAAGTTTAATATGCCTGCACCTGTTGCTCCCGTAGCAGCAGCTCCAGTCCAAATGGGTGGTGAAGCTAAATTGTCAGATGGTACTGTAGTTAAATATGATACGCCTGCTTTGGCAGTTGGGTCTATGATCACTGTAGTAACACCTGAGGGTGAACTTCCTGCTCCAAATGGCGAACACACTCTAGAAGATGGGACTAAGATTGAAACTGTTGACGGCAAGGTAACTTCTGTAGAAGCTCCTGAAATGGAAACTCCTGCACCTGTTGCACAGTCAGCTCCTGTTGTTCCTACTCTACCTGCTGCTTTTGAAACTGAGGTAAAAGAAAACTTTGCTTCTGTAAAGAAAGAAAATGAAACTCTAAAAGCTGAATTGTCAAAGAATGCTGAAGCAATTGCTAGCATCTCTAAAGACGTTGAAGCAATGAAATCATTTTTTAACTCTTTAATGGAAGTACCTACGGCAAAACCAGTAGAGGTTAAAGATTCTGTTATTAATCAAAAAATCAAAAATCTATCACAATTTAAATCTTAAAAAATCATGGCATATAATGTATCGGCTCTTGGGAGCTACACAAAACAAAATGCAAACAGTCTAATTTACAAGACTATTGCTACAGGTGCTAAGACCGCAGAATATATGGTTAAGCAACCGGGTATTAAATCAGCAGAAACTATCAACATCGCTGCTACACGTGGTGTGTGGCAAACAGGCGGTTCTTGTGGTTTCTCTGCTTCAGGTGATACTACATTTTCACAACGTACTATCACAGTAGGTAAAGTAAAAATTAACCTTAAATGGTGTGAGAAAGACCTTGAGCCTAAGTATTTGCAAGGTGTTTTAAAGAATGGTGGTAAGTATGATATGCTATCTTATGAAGAGCAAATCGTTGGAGACATCACTCAAAACATTGCTGCTGACTTAGAAACTGCTATCTGGCAAGGTGATACTACCGGAGGTTCAGCTTACTTAAATAAGTTCGATGGTTTGATTAAAATTATCGGTGCTGCTTCTGGTGTTGTTTCTGCTTCTTCTGTTACTTGGTCAGTTGCTAACTCACGTACTGCTGTACAAAACGTGTTAACTGCTGCTACTGCTAACATCTTAGCACAACCAAACCTAAAAATGTTCATGGGTACTGTTGAGGCTCGTGATTACAAATTGAAGCTAGGTATTGATAATCTTTATCATATCACAGGTAAAGAAGGAACTCTTTACGCTGAGAACTCAGACATTGAGATCGTTCCAGTATTAGGTTTATCAGGTACTAAGAAGATTGTTTTAACTTCTACTGATAACTTGTATATGGGTACTGACTTGATGAACGAAGAAGAGAAGTTTGACCTATTCTACGCTAAAGAAGCAGATGAAATCCGTTTTGTATGTGAATTTAAAGTAGGTACTCAGATTGCCTTCCCTGATCTAATCGTTTACCAAGTGAATTCATAATGAGTGAGGGACTAGTTCCCTCCTCTTTTTTTAATCTTTTAAAAACTATAAAATGGCTTGTATATTAACTCAAGATATAACTAAAGGCTGCCGAGATTCAATCGGTGGTATAAAAACTATCTATGTTGCCGAATTGTCCCGTAAAGGTTCAGTTACTCAAGCCAGTGGAGTTATTACTGCATGGACAATGTCAAGCGGTTCATTTTGGACTTATGAGTTAGAGATGGGAGTTGCTTCCTTTACTCAAACAATTAAGCCTAATAGAACTAATGGCACTTTGTACTATGAGCAATCAATTCAGTTTACTATCCCTAAACAACAAAGTACTTTATCACAAGAATTTAAGCTATTAGCACAGAATGACCTAATGGTTATAGCTTTAGATCGTAATGGTAAGTATTGGTTATTAGGTGAAGCAAACGGATTGAGCATGGCGGACAGTACTACTGAAACTGGAACGGCAATGGCTGACTTTAACGGTTACAGAATTACATTAACTGGAAGCGAAGAAACAATCGCCCCAGAGGTTCAAAGTTCTGTGATTACTTCGATAACTTAATTTTGTTCTGTTGTTTGTTTACCCCGGTTATGACCCGTAAGTCAGCCGGGGTTTTTTATTTAGTAATATTTAAAATAAAAGTGTATATAATAACGTGATATTTTTACAATTCGGTTCAAATACAGCAGACTTTATTTTAGAAGAAAAAAGGACTATTAACAACGCTGATTATGTGTTTGTATTTGTAAATGATAATACAGGTAAGAAAGTAGCCTGTACAGCAACTAATACAAGCTCTTACACGGATAGATATGACCGATTTACTTTAACAGTTGCTAGTTCAAACATCCCGGCAAGTGGGTATATCAACTTAGACGATTACGGGTTTTATCATTATTTTGTCTATGAGACTGCTGATGCTTCTACTTTTGATTATAACAATATAGACACCACAGATTTAAGCACTTTAACTGGCTTGGTAGAATCGGGTAAGATGTTTTACTCTACTTCATCACCAACTAGGAATTATTATAAAGAAAACAGGACTTCTGTTAAAACATACGGATCATGAGTGAAAACGATTTTAATATAATTAGGGTAGAATTACAAACTAACCTACAGCCTATAGCTAAATATAAGAACAATAAAGATTATGTTTACTGGGGTGAGAAAAACAACTATCCACAGTATCTTATCGAGCTTTACAAAAGGGATGCTATTCACGGAGCTATTGTAAAGGGAAAGGCTGATTATGTTTATGGCAAAGGATTGACTTACAATAAAGAAACAGTAAGCGTAGTTCAACAGGCTATCATTCAAAACTTTTTAAACTCAGCAAATGATTTAGAAAGCTGGGACGATGTATATAAAAGTACCTGTACACAGTTTGAGATATTTGACGGGTTCGCTTGGCAAATCGTTTGGACTTTAGGCGGTAAACCTAAAGTATATTGTATGCAGTTAGCTAAGTTAAGAAGATCACCAGACGGAAAGAAATTTTACTACTGTGAGAAATGGGTAAACGAAGATGGGTCTTTAAACTCAGCACCTCAGAGACATCCTAGTTATACTGAGATGGATGCCTTTAATCCTAATGTAAGGACAGGTACACAGATTTACTTTTTTAAGACACCAACGGTACACTCAACTGAATATTCAAATCTTTACCCGGAGCCTAATTATTTGCAATGTGTTCAGGATATTGAAACAAACATTGAAATAACTAATCATTCTTATAACACGGTAGTTAACGGAATGAGTGCTAGTTCAATCGTTACTTTCTTTAATGGAGAACCTGCTAAAGCTGAAAAGAAAAAGATAGCTGAACAATTCAAAGGAACTCACACGGGAACTAATAATGCAGGTAAAGCTATTTTAAACTTCGCTAATAAAGATGCTCAACCTGCTGCTGTAACACCTTTAACTCCTGCTGATGCTTTCCAACAGTATCAAGAAATGGCTAAGAGAGTTCAACAGAATATCTTTACAGGTCATAACGCTGACCCTGAGTTATTCGGTGTAATGGTAGAGGGTACTTTGGGTAATACAAGCGGTGAGGCTATTCTAATTAAGTGGAATAAGTTTTTGTTAGCTTATATTGAAGGAAGACAAAAAATGATCTTAGACCAAATTAAATATATTGGTAGCTTGTCTGGTACTAATTTAGAAGGCTTAGAGGTTGAGCAAAAGACACCTTTAAACGCTGAGTTACCTTTAAATAATCCTCAGATTTATAATCTATTCAATAAAGAAACGTTGGCTAATTATGTAGCTAAAAAATACAACGTTGAGATTGTTAATTCTGAGAGTGAAACTGCACAGCCTGAGGGAATGGTTAACGAACACATTAAAAACCTGACCGGAAGACAATGGCAGAACATCAATAGAATTAAAAACAACCTATCTAAAGGTAAGATTGATAAGAACCAAGCTGTAATGCTTTTAAAGTCAGGTTATGGTCTTTCTGATGGGGATATTGAGACACTTTTAACACAGGTTCAATTCAGCTCAGACAGAACTAAGTTAGCTTTATCTTTGTTTGCTAAGTACGCAGAAGATGATAATGATGATGAGGTTTTAAGTGAGCAGTTCTTTTGTTCTCACAAGTTTGCAGAAGATTACTCTAATAAGGTTTTAGACATTTTAAAAGGCAATCCTGACACCAAACAGGAAGAGATAGCTCGACAATTAGGAATTGATTTAAACACCGTTAAATTAACTATTGAAGCCCTTGTGACTGCCGGGTTAATCACTTATATAGGTACTTCTATTTTAATCACAGAAGCAGGTTTATCTTATAATGTAAGACCTGTTAAAACTGAAACTTACACAGTTTATAAGTATGTAACTAGGGATGACGTACCTAAGGCTCAAAGTAGAGAATTCTGTTCTGAGTTATTGAGAATGTCTAACAACGGTAAGAGATGGACTAGGGAAGCAATAGACAAGATCACTAATGAATTTGGAGAGGATGCTTGGACATATAGAGGTGGTTTTTATACCAATCCAAACACAGGGGAAACAACACCGTTTTGCCGTCATACTTGGAAGGCAATCACTAAAGCAAGGAAGAAAAAATGAGTGCATTAATTATATCAGAAAACTACCTAAAGGAGTACAGCATTATTAATAATAACGCTGACATGAAGGTTATTACTCCCACTATACAATTAGTTCAGGATATTTATATACATCCAATTTTAGGGTCTGACCTTTATGATGAGATCATAGCTGAAATAGATGCAAGTTCTGTGAGTGCTTTAAATCAAACTCTTTTAGATAATTATGTTATTCCTTGTATGTTGTGGTATATTCTTTGCGAGTGTACTCCAGTATTTAAGTACCGATACATGAACAAGGGTATCATGGTAAAGAACTCTGAGAACTCACAACCTGCTGACTTAACAGAAATTCAATTCTTAATGGATAAATGGAAGAACAATGCAGAGGTTTACGCTGAAAGAATAACAAAGTACCTAAGAAAGAACGCTGCGAGTTATCCTAATTATACTAATAATCCTGACTATGACGATATACGACCTAATAGAACCAACTATGAAACAGGCATATATTTAGACGATAAGGATGATGACTGTAATATAATTATAGGTAATTATGAGTAAAGGCAATAAGACATCGGCGAAGTATATTAAATTATTAAAACAATTAGAGGACAAGATTAATGTTAACATTAAATCAAATAGTTCAGATATTAGAGAACAAACAACTCAATCACAGCCAACTAAGTAACGGTACTTTTTTGTTTGGTGACCCTTGGGAGTTTGGATCTGAGAGTGCTATTCAATATCCTTTAATGGGTGTTACGCTTAACAATTCTACGTTGAGTGGAAACATAGTTTCTTTTAGTTTTAATATCTTTTTTTGTGACTTAGTTCATAAAGACGAATCCAACGAAAACGATGTTTTAAGTGATATGCACCGTATCGCTTTAGATGTGTGGAGTGAAATAAAAGACGAGTTAGAAGATGCTTATGATGCTACAGTAAATCAAACAGCACAGTTAACAGACTTTACAGAAAGATTTGACGATGAGGTGACCGGGTGGCAAATGGATATCACAATAGAACAGTTTTACGATCAGTCCACTTGTGATGTTCCGGATTCAAACGCTAATGCAGGTAAAGTAAGAATTATAGACCAAGACGGGAACGTGTTAGCTTATTTGCCAATGGGATCAAGTTATACAGTAACTCAGTTGACTACATTACTACAGGATTTGAGTGATACACCACCTACAACAATTATACAAGATTTAACATGAGTACAGTAAATTCAGAGATACGTTTTGCGGTTCAGGCACCGTCTTATATAACTTCTAATCCTAGCAAGGTTTTAGCAAATGGTGAGCCGATTTTTTTTAATAACGGAACTTATGTATTTGGAGACGGGACAACTGCTTTAAATGCTTTAACTGTTTACGGGTCGTCTTCTGCATGGGGTTCTATAACAGGAACATTAAGCAATCAAACAGATTTACAAAACGCTTTAAATGCTAAGTTAGATTCTGCTACTGCTGCTGCTACTTATCAGCCTATTGGAAGCTATTTAACTTCTTCTGCTATTGGGGTAACTGTTCAAGGTTATTCAGCGAACACTACCTTATTAGGCAACTCAACAACTGGTTCGGGGTCTATTGTTTTGGCTACTTCGCCTACGTTTGGAACTGACATAACTACTCCTAAAATTAATGGTGTTAGTGGTACTTTATCTTTTGCTAATGCGAATCAGTCAAGTGGTGCTGTAACATCGTTTAGTTTTACAGCTCCTAACAACACAGGACAAACGTCAGCCACTAATATCCCTAACTTTAGAGTTAACGGTTCAACTAAAACATGGGCTGCTGGTGCTATAACTAACCAATATTGGAACTACTTTACAGCTAATACGGCAGCATTTGCGAGTGCTAGTACTATAACAAATTCATACGGTCTATACGTAGAGGCTGCTACTGCTGGTACTAATGCTACTATTACTAATAACTATGCTGCTGGTTTTGGCGGGAATGTAAATATAGTAACAGGTGAATTAAGACAAGGTGGCGTTAAGATTGTTGGTGCTAGAGATACTGGGTGGACTGCGTTTACAAACACTACAAATAAAGCTACTTCATATGATACAGCAACAGTCACTTTACAACAGTTAGCTGAAAGAGTAGCTGCAATGCAAGCTGCATTAACTACTCATGGATTAATAGGAGCATAATAAAAAAATATGTATATTTACCCCATGAAACAAACAATTATAATTCTTTTGCTTACTTTCGGGATGAGAGGGCAAACATGGGAGAAAATGGGTACTTCAAGCGTTCAGAGTGATACTAAACACTTTTATGCTTCGTGTATCGGTACAACATTAATCGGTACAACCGTTAACCATTTCATTGATAATCCTACCATATCAAGTTGTATAGGTGGTGTGACAATGTTTGGAATAGGGGCAGCTAAGGAGATTATTTGGGACGGTAAAATGAAAAGAGGCGTTAAGAGCAAAGATGACATATTTATGAACGGATGGGGGTCTTTAGTTGGAATGATGACTTGCAGAGTAGTTATTGACTTAAAATATAGAAAATATGAACGTACAAGAATTAAGTAACGAGGAACTTTATAAGATGTTCCGCAACTTGCTAAAGGCTCAAGAGAACTTAGCAAATGATTTAAGGGTGATAAACGCTGAAATAGAGCGTAGAGAGCAAAAGGAAAAAGAAGATTCAAAAGAAGATAATAAGGAGTAATGGAACTAAAGAAATTGTTTACACTTGAGAACTTTGTTAAATTCGCTGTACTTTATGCAGGATTAATTAAGGGATATTATGACCTGAAGCAAGAAATAAGGGATAATAAAGTTAATTACTTATCTGATAAAGCTATAATAGAGTTTCGGGTTACGAACTTAGAAAAGGCTTTATCTTTAAATTTTGGCGGTTCAAATAAATTTGCTATCTTGCCGGAGAAACCAGAACGTAAAGAATACGAATAATGCCAAGCAGAAGTAAAAACGATTTACATCCAACACTTGTTACAGCCTACGAATTAGCTGAACATAAATTCAGAACTCTATATCCTGAAGCATCTCAGGTATTTCTAACTTGTACGTATAGAAGCGATGCAGAACAGGAAGCTTTATACGCTAAAGGCAGAACAGAAAAAGGCTCAAAAGTAACCAATGCAAGAGCTGGTCAAAGTCCACATAATTACAATCCTTCATTCGCTTTCGATATTGCTTTTATTGGATTGAATAAGAAATTAGATTGGAACGATGATCTGTTCAAGAAGTTCGCTGATTGTATTAAAGCAGTTTCAACTAGCGTAGAATGGGGCGGAGATTGGACTAAGTTTTCTGATATGCCTCACTACGAATTAAAGAACTGGAAAACATTTGTAAAGTAATGCCAATAGGAAACATATTTAAAAACTTAATCGGTGGCAAGGCTGCTGATATTGTTGATTCAGTAGGTAATGTAGTGGACAAATTCGTTCAAACTAAAGAAGAAAAAGATGCTGCAAAGTTAGAACTAACTAAGGTAATGAACGAACATTTACAAGCAATGGAGCAAGAGGCTACCAAGCAACTTGAACAGCAAGTAAAAGAAATGGATTCAGCTCGTCAACGTGAATTGCAAATTGCGATATCCGATAAGGCACCAACTTTAAATAAAATCATTACTCCTATTTTGGCTATTGTTATTATAGGGCTAACTTTTATTTTGTTCTATTTAATCATGTTTAAAGGCGTTACAGGCGTAGAAAAAGATATTCTAGTGTTTGTATTAGGTGCTTTAACTGGTTACGTTGGTATGGTTCTTAGCTATTATTTTGGAAGTTCTATCGGGTCTGCACATAAGCAAAACCAGATTGAAAAGATGATAAAATGAGCCTCGCTCTAAATAACGATAACCAATTCGATTTACTAGGTCTTTTACTTGGGGTAATTGTTACGGCTTTTATTTTCTATATTATTTTATTTTAATATATTTGCCCAAAACAAAACAGAATGGCAAAAACAATACGATCTGAAATTGTAAAAGCATACTTAAAAAAATTCCCTGTTTTACCGAGCATGACTTTGGCTAAGAAGATTTACAAAGAGAATCAAACATCATTCAAAGATGTTGATAGTGTTCGTGCAATTATCAGAATGCACAGGGGCGTTATGGGTACAAAGAACAGGGCTAATATTATAGATAGGGAATTTTACAACAGGGATATAAAGTTTGAAATGCCAGAATCTCACGCAGATTCATTTGAGCCTTATAAAATATCACAATCTAAAGTATTAGTTATATCAGATTTACATTTACCATACCAAGACAATAAAGCTATTTTAACAGCCATTGGTTATGGTAAAAAGAAACAAGTTAACTGTATTTTAATTAATGGTGATTTACTTGACTTTGCCGGGATTTCAAGACACGAAAAGGACTGGCGACAAAGGACTGTATTTGAAGAGTTCGAGGCTGCTAGGTTATTTTTAAGAGAACTTAGGAAACATTTTCCAAAAGCTAAAATAGTTTTCAAACTTGGCAACCATGATGAGAGATGGGAAAAATGGTTATTCTTAAAAGCACCTGAAATTTTTGATGACCCTGAGTTCACACTTGAGAACCGTTTGAGATTAGGTGAGTTAAAGATTGACATAGTAAAAGACAAGCGACCTATACACATAGGTAAATTAACTGTTTTACATGGTCATGAATTAGCTGGTGGTTCTGGTGGAGTTAATCCGGCACGTACAACGTTTTTAAAGACATTAGATAGTGTTTTAGTAGGTCACTATCATAAGAGGTCATCTCATGACGAAACAACGTTAAAGGGTGATGTAATAAGTGTTCATTCAGTAGGGTGTTTATGTGGTATGAATCCTTATTATATGCCTATCAATAAATGGCAACAAGGATTCGCTTACGTTGAACACGAGATAAAAACAGGGGAATATATGCTACATAATCACGTTATAATTAAAGGAAAGGTTTACTAATGGATTCGTTGAACTGGTTTAAATTAGACGTACTTTATAAGGTCACTTCAGGACTTTACGAAGAAGAATTGAGCGAAGTTGACGAGATACGCCTAAAAGCTGAACGATTAATTGACGGTGACGGATATGAGAAAGACACCGCTTTCTTTAGTTTAGGTACTGATACAATCATAAGAATAACTCCTATGTGCTTTGTTCCAAAGGGTGGTAAGAATAAAAAGTTTTATTCAGAGATAGTTTTTCAATCCGGGGATATAGTATTCGCAGACGGTAAACCTTCAGATGTTTACGATAAACTAAACAAGTATTACGACGAGTTAGATTCAGTTAAATAAAAAGCCCCAATTAAGGGGCTAATTGCTTTGGGAGGACTGAGTATTTATCTAGGGTTTCATTCATTTATAACATAATTACGTATGTTAACACGGGCTTTAACCGCACTAAACTTAAAATAAAGCGTAACCTTTATTCATACTTTAATCGCCCTCCCTAGGTGTGCTTTCGAGAGCCTACCTATTTTATTACTCATAAATATACTTTAAATTCTTAATTCCGTTTCTCTTAGCGTAGTCAGTAGCCATAAAGTTTTTATTCCATTCCTCGACCTGATCGTTTGCTTTCATTAGTTGTTCTCTTAGGTGTTTGATTTCAGCGGATTGGTCTTGAGCTAATATTCCTTTTTGTACAAGGTCACCCCATGCAAACCAGCAAAGAAAACAGCCTATTGTTATTCCGATTAGTAGTTTCATGTATGGTTTTTTAGTGTTGATTATCAGTTAATTATAAAGTCTGTGGCGCAAATCTGGTAGTTATGCGGCAGGCTAAACAGACCGTGACACATGACGTTCAATAAATTCACACAGAGTTTTTAATATAGCGTTTGATACATCTTTTTCGCCAGCATTATCAAACTTTTCTGCATCACGCAAAATTTCGAGCATGGTTTCAAACTCTTTTTTAGGTGGCGGGGGCGGTGGTATAAAAATGTTACCTTTTGCCGTGTATTCAATTCTTTCTTTTCTTTTCCAAAACATAAATTTAATTTTTATTTGTTTGACAAAGCCCGACCGCATAACATTCGTTTTGCGTCATGCGGGCAGACGTGGTTAATTCAAGT